ACAGGACGAAGACGAGAGACAACACGAGAGGGATAAGCAGCGGCATCATTGTCATTTCACATCTCCCGATTGAACGGGAATAGGTGAAAGACAACGCTTAGTGTCCAGGTTCACGATGTCAAACAACTGGCTAGTTCGAAACCCTCCGGGTTAGTCCGGTAGCCCTTGGGATAGCGGGCAGGATTTTTATCTAGCGCCGTTTCTTACCATCAAAGAGAAGTATAGGAGGGCTAAGCGGTTGAGTCAAGTGTGATTTGATCTTATTAGTTGTATTCTGCACATAAAGAGTTTTTGCATAGAAATATCAATGTCTTAGAGATAGTTAAGCTAAATCAATAGGTTGTAAGGTTTTAGCCTAAAGTGCTGTAAGTCTTTGATATCTTTAGGTTATCCTTAAGACATTGATATCTTTAAGTTATTCCTTTAGGTATCATTAGGCTATCTTAGGTTGTACCTTATGATACTACAGCGTAAAGTTACTTACATAAGTAAACCTAATATATCTTACATTAGGTACCTTATGTATATAGGTATATCTTTAAGGGTTGATTTGCGTAACGATCTTAAGCAACACAACCTTGGTTCAACCAATAATTGCATACAACTGGCGGTAGAAATCGATGAGGGGGTTCAACTTTTCTACGGGGGGGTAGGGGGGGTCCCACTCATAAATATCTGACAGTTTTCTAAAATATTGCTCACCAAAAATATATCTGACAGAAAATATATCTAACAGTTTTTCTTATATTCCTCACAAAAAATAGAAAAACAATAGTCTTTAATGCAATTGTCTTTAGCTCTAGCTAAATTGTAGAACTCTTGGGATAAAACTCCATCTGGATTTCTAATTTTATAGAATTTTCCAGGAATATCCTGAGGTAACATCAACCCATGACTAAAGACAACTGAGTATTTAGTATCCTCAGAAGAGAGAAATAGTTTATAAACTCCCTTTTCTAATTTCCAATTAAAGTTAGTCATATGCTACTCCAGAATTTCTCATCTTCTGTCTCAGGAATACTACCTCCCCATAGCTTCAATAGATCATCCCATCTATTAGATACCATAAGTCCAGCACTATATTTTGGAAGTTCACCTTTGTACATTAGGGTGGCAGCTCCATACCCAGCTTCGCTATACCCATAACTCTGAATTAGAGATTTAGTGTTGTTGGTAGTAGATATTATTTCTCCTCCAAAGTTCTCTATTACAAATAAATCAGAAGCCTTACTTAAGGTATACTTTAGAGCCATAGGATGCATTTCGTTGAGGACATGATTAGCCACGTATAAATCTACTTTAGGAGGTTCTTTAGTGATATAGTCCCACCAATATATTTGATATTTCTCTCCAAATAATAGACTTTGCCATAGATGAAATCCTTGTGAGTTTTCTACCGAATGATAGTCATATCCGTCTGCAATTAGCATAGCCCCTAGGTATCCACTACCAGGTCCTATTTCTAATACAGATTGCTTTCCTAGTACTTCTACAGCCCTATAAGCGAGTACAGCACGTAGCACACTAGAGGCAGGAATTACTTCTCGATCACAGTGTTCTTTAGTGATTTGTCTAGTCTTCTCCGTAACTTTTGTGACTAGTTCGAACTCTCGATTAGTAAGTCCATACAACATATCGTAGTTAGTTCTAGTACGTTGTTCCTGCATTGCATCTGCATATTTCCATAGTTCTTTTGTACTAGAAACTCGACTAGGATATCCCAATCTATCGAAGGTAATTGACTGACTTGCCTCTATAATTCTATTCGGAAGCCTAGAAATAGCTTCTTTTTCTAATTTATTGTACATTTCTACGTTCATAGCTATTGACAACCTTTCTTTTTTAGTGTATAATACTGTCCCGAATAAAAATTATTTCAGGAATCTTTATGTATAAATATCTCACCCCAGTTATTATACTCCTTTTTCTTGTAATGTCAAGTGCAGCTTTAGCTCATTCTTGGTATCCTACCGATTGTTGCGCAGATAATGATTGTTTTGAAATTGCCTGTGAATCAATCGTTCAGAATTTAAAAGGTGGTTGGACAGTAGCATCTCAATGGACATTTCCTAGAGATGTACTCAGAGGTAGTTTAGACGGTCTATGTCATGTATGTTTACCTAACGGTAGACCTGCATGTATTTTCTTGCCTCCAGGTACCTGATATGCCTTGGACTAAAATCTCTTCTGGAAAGAATAAGGGAAAGTTTAAAAGTTCGTCAGGTAAGGTCTGGACTAAGAAACAAATAGCTGCTTACAAGGCAGGTAAGTTTGGATAGTTTCTTCGCCTTCATGTGTGGTTGGACTTGTACATACTGCGGAGCAGGTAATTCAAGTGTAAGAGATTTCTGTAGAATTTGTGGTACCCCTAAATAACAAGGAAAAAGTTAATATGGCTAAATATAAAGGAAGAGAAGTAACTATCGATAAGTACCCTGCTGAAGAGTATTCTGTGGTAATTGTTCACGCAGATGAATCTAAAGAGCAGGTACGTCTTGGTGACGTTACTTTAACTAAATCGGAAGCAGTAGAGTTCTTGAAACAAGAACAAGCAAAGCTTAAGGCTTCTGAAGAGCGCAACAAAGTTCTTGTTGCTGAAGATACTAAAAAGAAGGATGTAGTCTAATGCCTATGGGAGTTTTATTTTGGGTTCTAATGGTTCTATGGGGTTTATCCCTTGTAGGTTCATGGGCTAATTGGGCCGGACCGTGGGTTCAAGGTAGTAATATTCTTCAACTAATCCTATTCGGCCTGTTAGGCTGGAAGGTGTTTGGTCCAGTCTTACAGTAAGGAGGGTATAATGCCTAAAGGAAATCCAATGGGGTATTACAAGCCCCCTAAGAAAAGAAAGAAATAAGTAAATGGCTGTTCTATATATTTCAGAATACGCAGAATCAGGGCATATTACAGGCCCGGTAGCAGTAGGTGCGGAACCTGCTATTTTTAATCAGACTGTAACTGTTACTTCATCTTCTGCTCAGTCTATTGTCTTCAAGACGAATACTAGATTAGTTAGATTACATACAGATGTTCCATGTGCAATTAGATTCGGCAGTAATCCTACTGCAGGAGCTACAGATGCACGTCTAGCCGCCAATCAGACGGAATACTTTCAGGTAGCTCCTGTTAGTAAAGTTGCCGTCATAACTGTGACATGAGGTGATAAATGACATATTTACCCCCTGCAGATGTCAATGGTGTATTTAATCTTCTAAATCTACTGTCCGAACCAGATAAGGTTAAGACTATGTTATCTGATCTAAAGAAACAATCAGATGTATATTCTGAGTCTTATAAACAATTAGTCAAAGAACAGGCAAGTTTTGATGAGGCCTTAAAGACTCTGAAAGATAGCCAAGTTTCTATGAATAATTTAGAACAGGAAATTCTTAAGAAGCAAGCTCAGTTAGACGCTAAGCTAGATGAACTTAACAAAGGCAAAGAAGCACATAAAGTTCGAGAGAACGATATAGTTCAAAAAGAAGTTCAGCGTAAAGATGCTGAAGCTAAACTTAAAGATCTAGAAAGTGCCTTCAAGTCTAGAGAAGCTAGCTTCAATCTTCAAAAGGAAGCTTTTGACAAAAAGGAACAAGAAGTAGCTGCCTTACGGACAGAATTAGAAACTAAATTAACTAAACTAAAGGAACTAACTAAATGAGTATTGGCAATAATACTGAAAACAACGTGTTGAAGTTAATCTTCAATGCTACCACTTGGAATAACGTAGCAGAGAATGATACGACTACTCCTAATACCAACATTTCAGTAGCTCTCCATACATCAGACCCCGGTGAAACCGGTACCCAGTCTACTAACGAAGTTGCATATACTAACTATGCTCGAGTAAGTGTGGTTAGAACTACGAGCGGATGGGTTGTAACTAACAACTCTGTCTCTCCTGTAGCTAACATCGACTTCCCAATCGGTAGCGGTGGTTCTGGTACAGTGACACACTTCTCAGTCGGTATGACTGGTGGTGGTGCTACTGATATCTACTGGTCTGGTACCGTGACTCCAAATATTGTCACAGGTGATGGTGTAACTCCTAGACTTACCACTGCTTCAACCATTACGTTAGACTAATGATTGTAGAAGCTATCGGTACGGCTAAAGGAACGCTTAGGATGTTAGGCTCGAGGGAGAAGTCTCATGGGCCTAATAACTAAACCCCCTTCTTGGGGGCATTGTACTACGTCTTATTCCGGAACTCCTGCTGCTGGAGGTCTTAGCAGCGGTGTTTTAGTAACTGCGTCTTCTGGAGCAAATGTAGATGGTTCTTCACTTGCTGTAATAACTAATCTTACCCACGATGTGGAATTTCTGCAGATTGGGTATGCCGCTGGAAATACATCTACTACTGAAGTGAATATGCTGTTGGATATTTTAATAGATCCAGCAGGAGGTACATCATGGGGTTCTGTACCTTTGATTAATGATCTTTTAGTAGGTTTTAGCCCTAATGTAACTTCAACATCTCCGCCTCAATGGTTCCATTTTCCAATTTGGATAAAATCTGGAAGTTCAATTGGTGCTAGAGTACGTAGTAGTGCGGCATCTGATAACGTAAGTATTTGGGCGATTGCACAGGGAGGTAATGCAAATCCAAGTAGTTGGTGGTGTGGAAGTGCTGTTGAAACTATAGGAGTTAATCCTGCATCTTCAGTAGGAACAAATCATACACCAGGTAGTAGCGGTGCATTTTCTGCTTGGACTGACTTTGGTTCAGCGTTGACTGCACCTTGTGGTGCCTTACAATTTGCCATGCAAGGTAGTACTGCTACAGCGTTAGCTCTGGGTTATTATTTTGAATTCGGGGTAGACTCAACTAGAATAGGTCCAAACTATTATAAAACTTTAACCACGTCTGAAGTTGGAATGTGCTTACCTTGGGCTCCTGTTTTTTGTGCGTTACCTACTGGTACTCAACTACAAGTTCGTGCTACTTGCTCTGGTGCTCCTCAAGCTATTGACGTAGCGGCCTATGCAGTGAATTGAGGAAATAAATGACAATTTCAGTTACAAATTTTACAGGTTCAGAAGCAGTTTCTACTACTGAGTGGTCCATGACTACAGATACCGCAGGTGTTGCAGTCAATACCACAGTAGGTGTTTTTCAGGCATTTCTAGACGTAAATGCTGTCACAGCAGCAGACGCCTTTGAATTCAGAGTATATGAGAAAGCTAGAGCGGCAGATACTCAACGATTAGTTTATTATGCTCGTATAGCAGGTTCACAAGGTACTCCAGTATATTCTAGCCCCTCCATGATTTTAGGAGCTGGTTGGGATATGACTTTAGATAAAGTTACAGGTACAGATAGAACCATTACATGGTCTATTAGAGGAATAACTTAATGGTCGCTACTACATATATGGTAGACAGAGAACTTACTGGTAGAATGAATATTAGGGAATCCTGTGATATTTTAACTGCTGCAGCAGATCATGCACAAGGTTTAGGTGTTACAATTGTAGGGGTAACTCTAGCTACAAGTAGATTTGCCATTATATTTTCTGATGCACTTGATCCTAGAAATGAAGCACATCTATCCTTAATTAAAGTTTCTTAAGCTATGAGTATCTGGCTCTATCAGCCTTATGCTGTAGTAGCTGACGCCGCAGGTACTACTGATGGAGTTGCTGAAGCTTCAGGTACTGGAGCTTCTGCTGTAGTAGGAGCTAGTATTGCAGCCAGTGTAGCTTCGTCTACAGGTACTGGCGCATCTGTTGTAATAGGACAGCGTACTGCAGCTTCTGTAGGTTCAGCAGTCGGTACAGGTGCTTCTGCAGTAGTAGGGGCAAGTATAGCAGCTTCTATAGCTTCTGCATCTGGCACAGGTTCTTCTAATGTCGTAGGTGTAGCACTAAAAGCAGCAATAGCTGCTTCCGCAGGTACAGGTGCTTCAGTAGTAATAGGTGCTAGTACAGCCGCTTCAATTGCGTCTGCTACAAGTACCGGAGTTGCTTTAGGTATAAGTAATTCTACCGCAGCTAGTATAGCTTCTGCTTCAGGTACTGGTGCAGCTCTAGGAATAGGCGAAAGTAATTTCGCTGCCGTAGCTTCTGCTTCTGGTACAAGTGCAGCTATTGGCATAGGTGAAAGTAACTTTGCTGGTGTAGCAAATGCCTCAGGTACAGGCGAAGCTCTAGGAATTGGAGCAGTTGTTAGTGCAGGTAGTGAAGGTTCTGCATCTGGTACAGGCGTAGCCACAGGAATAGGCGAAAGTACTTTTGCTGCTGTAGCTTCTGCTTCTGGTACTGGTGTAGCCTTAGGTGTTAGTACTTCTATTGCTTTGGCAATAGCTAATGCATCAGGACAAGGTGCAGCTTCTGCTGTAGGACAAGATGCAAGCGCAGGTGGTGGCGATGGTGGTGAAGTTCCTCATCATTTACCCTTCTTTAGTTCAGTAGGAAAGTTAAAAAGCTTTTAATGATAAAATGTGAAGATCGTAGTAAGAATGGCTGGACTTTAGATACGTTAGCTAAACATCTCGATGAAAAGATCGAAGATTTAGAAATACGTACTCAAGAACGTTTTATTCTGTCTAAACAAGCTAGAGACGCAGCTATGCAAGCTACAGAGAGAGCTATCGCAGCAGCCATGGCAGCCGCAGAGAAAGCAGTCACTAAGGCAGAAGTAGCCGCTGAGAAACGCTTTGATTCTGTAAATGAATTCAGAGCTGCGATGAAAGATCAAACTGTTAACTTTGCAGATAAAGCTCAAGTAGATTTTAGACTTAGTGTAATTGAGAAGAAAATAGATCACTTTTCAGGACAAATGTCAGGTGTAAGTAACACTTGGGTTTTTACCATAGGTCTTATAAGTTTACTATTTGGCATAGCAGGTATTGCAGGTTTTATTATAAAATTAACATAATGCCTAGAAAGAAATTAAGTGAACTCACAGATGAGCGACTCCAACGTAAATTATTAGCTGAGTCAGATCTAGAAGAGTTCATTGCTTTAGTCCACCCTAAGAGACTCTTAGGAAACGTCCACAGAGAGATCATACGAGAATGGACTAGCCCTTCAGCTAGCAACCATTATCTTCTACTTCTCCCTCGTGATCACATGAAGAGTACTCTGGCAGCTTATAGAATTGTCTGGGAATTAACCAAGAATCCTGCCTTAAGAATTCTGTTAATTTCTAGTACTTCTAACCTAGCTACCAAACAACTTAAGTTCATTAAAGATATTCTTCTCTCCGATAATTACCGTCTCTATTGGCCTGATATGGTCGAGAAAGAGGAATCTAAACGAGAGAAGTGGACTGAGCGAGAAATCTCTATAGATCATCCGATACGAAAAGAGGAGTCGGTCCGTGATCCAAGTATATTTACTGCTGGTCTCACTAGCAATATCGTTGGGCTTCATGCTGATATTACTGTTCACGATGACGTGGTGGTCACAGGTAATGCATATACTGAAGACGGGCGGGATAAGGTAAGAGAGCAGTATGGTCTATTAGCTTCTATTTCTGCAGCTAATTCTAAGGTCTGGGTCGTAGGTACTAGGTATCACCCTTCAGACTTATATTCTGATTTAATTACAATGGAGATTGAGGAATACGATGTCCTCGGAAATGTTGTTAAACGAATACCTTTATTTCAAGTCTTTGAAAGACAGGTTGAATCAATTGGAGATGGCTCAGGAGAATTCCTATGGCCTAAACAACAACGATCAGACGGACGATGGTTTGGTTTCGACAGAGATATTCTCAATCAAAAGAGAGCCCAATACCTCAATAAGACTCACTTTAGAGCCCAATACTATAACGATCCACACGATGACTCCACGTCTCCCATTAAGCGAGACCTCTTCCAGTACTACGACCAACAACACCTCGTCTGTAGAGACGGAAGATGGCACTTCAAAGGAGACAGAATTAACATCGTCGCAGCCGTCGACTTCGCCTATTCCCTCGGTAAAAGAGCAGACTACACGTCAATCGTGGTGGTCGGCGTTGATGGGAAGATGAACTATTATGTTCTGGAAATAGATAGATTTAAATCAGATGGAGCACCTTCCGCTTACTTCGAGAGGATATTAAAGCTTTACCAGAAGTGGGGCTTCACCAAGATTAGAGCAGAAGTAACTGCAGCTCAAATAGTAATCGTAAAGGATTTACGTGAATCGTATATCAGACCTCACGGGTTGTCCCTTTCCATTGATGAATTTAGACCTACAAAATGGTTGGGCGCAAAAGAAGAAAGAATACTTGCTACCCTAGAGCCACGGTATGCCAACAGGCAAATATGGCACTACAAAGGTGGTAATTGTCAGGCGCTAGAAGAAGAACTAATCTTCGCTAATCCAGCTCATGATGATATAAAAGATGCCCTTCATATGGCGGTTGACTTTGCTGTCGCTCCATTAAATATGTTTAAATTAAGAAAAGAAAGTGAACGTCCATTGCAATACAATACTAGATTTGGCGGAGTAGCCTTCTAATGACGGGTAAAGTTTTAGAAATAGAAGATATTATTCAACCCGACAGATTAGCTACTAGGATCACTGAAAAGTGGCTAGAATGGGATATGTTACGCCAACTGTGGAAGTTAGACAAAGAGGAAGTGCGTAGGTACGTGTACGCTACGGACACCACTCAAACTTCTAATTCTGCACTCCCTTGGAAGAATAAAACTACTGTCCCCAAGTTATGTCAGATTATGGATAACTTGTATTCTAATTATACAGCTACCCTATTCCCACAACGTAAGTGGTTGATCTGGGAAGCTAACGAGAAGTCTTCTGAGTCTGTAGCAAAGAGAGATTCTATTACTAACTATATGTCCTGGGTAATCACTCAGCCCTCATTCAAACATGAGATGGATAAGATTATTCTAGATTATATTCAGTTTGGTAATTGTTTTGGTACAGTAGAGTGGACAGACGAAAGAGTACAGACAGACAATAAAACTCAAGCAGGATACGTAGGTCCATCTGTTAGAAGGATTAATCCTAATGATATCGTAATGAACCCTACGTCTGAGTCCTTTGGTTCTTCTCCTAAAATCGTACGGTCAATCGTAGGTTTAGGTGAACTAAAGGAAATGTTGGAGCGTATGTCAAACGATGAGAACAGAGAAGAATATAAAACGCTCTGGAAATATTTAAAGGATGTGAGAAGTAATGTACAGTCGTTACAAGGTGATTGGATTCAAAGAGATAATCTTTATTCTATTGACGGTTTCACTTCTTTTAGGGATTATCTTAATGCTGATGTAGCTGAAGTATTAACCTTTTATGGTGATCTCTACGACAGAGACAATGATATCTTTTTAAAGAACCATGTGATCACAGTAGTAGACCGCCACAAGCTGATAGGAAAGAAACCTAATCCCAGCTTCTTCGGCGTCCCGCCCATCTACCATTCACCCTGGCGTAAGAAACAGGATAACTTATGGGGTATGGGTCCTCTCGATAATCTAGTTGGTATGCAATATCGTCTAGATCATGTCGAGAACATGGGCGCTGATATATGGGATTTAACTACTTTCCCAGTACAAAAGATTAAAGGATTCGTCGAGGATTACACTTGGCAACCAGGTGAGAAGATCTTCGTTTCTGAAGAAGGTGATGTCGAACTTGTCGCTCCCGATGTAGACATCATGAAAGCAGACATGAAGGTGGAAAGACTGGAACGCCTAATGGAAGAAATGGCCGGAGCCCCAAGAGAGGCTATGGGCTTCCGTACTCCTGGCGAAAAGACAAAATATGAGGTTCAACGACTAGAGAATGCAGCATCCCGCGTGTTCCAAAATAAGATCAAACAGTTTGAGGAACAAATTGTAGAACCGATTTTAAACGCTATGTTAGAATTGGCTAGGCGTAATCTGACGGGCTCAACCACAATCAAAGTATTTGATAATGAATTTAACTTAGCTACCTTCCAAGCCCTAACTGTAGAAGATATTACAGGCATTGGTAGGATTAAACCAGTAGCTGCAAGGCATTTCGCCGAGCAAGCAGAACTGGTTCAGAACTTAACTAGCTTAACCGGATCAGGCCTATGGCCTACTGTTCAGCCTCACTTCTCTGGTATCAAGTTAGCTAAGATCTTAGAAGAGATCTTTAACTTGAAGGACTACGAAGTGGTAATGGCGAACGTGGCTTTGTCCGAACAGGCAGACTCACAGAAACTGGCTAATTCCTTAGAAGAGCAAGTACAGATGACCTCTGCTACTGCTACAGGAATTGGTGAAGACTTTGATATAGAAGCAGCAGGAGTACCCGGTGATACTGGACTGGATCAAGCACCTCCCGAAGCAGGAGGATAAAGATAACTTCCAAAAGGAAGTTGAAGGTGCAAGGAGAGTACTAGACCGTCTCTCTGACATCCTTAGAGAAGATGAAGCGGTTCTGAATAGATCAGAAATCAGCTTAAAATCTTATGAGATCCCTAATTGGGATTACAGACAAGCTCATAAGAATGGCGCTAGAGCACAGCTCTATCGCGTATTAGAATTAATAAACCTAGACCAAAGGATACAAAATGACCACAAATTTACTGGATGATCAGAACCAAGACCCAGGTATTGATGAAACCAAAAGTTATCTAGAACAACTCGTCGGAGAAAATAAAAAATTCAAAGATGCGGAAGCTCTAGCAAAAGGTAAATACTTAGCTGATAAAATGGTAGATTTTAAGAATTCAGAATATGATGTTCTTAGAAGCGACTATCTAAAGCTTAGAGAAGATTACAATTCGAGGGCTAAACTGGAAGAGGTGGCAGACCAAATGACCAAACTCTTACAGCAATCAAATCACGACAACACCCTTAATGTGAAAGATGATGACTCTAGAAGTCAGGACAAGCCCGTATTTGATCCCGAACAAGTTAAAAGTTTAGTGGCTTCGCAGTATCAAGAAATTGAACTTGCTAAGACACAAGATACAAACTTTAACCTAGTGAAGGAGAAATTACAACAACGTTATGGTTCGAATTACAAAGACGTTGTAAAGCAACATATAGACGAATTAGGAATAACTGAAGAGCGTCTCAACAGGATGGCTAGAGAAGAACCTAAAGTTCTTATTAGAACCTTAGGCCTAGACCAAGAAACCCCAAGAGAATCTTTTCAGGCTCCTCCGAAGTCCAACCAGCGAAGTGACAGCTTTGCTCCTTCTTTTCAGAAGCGTACTTGGGCGTATTATCAAAACATGCGGAAGAATGATCCTACCCTCTATACCGATCCAAAAACACAACTCCAATTGATGCAAGATAAAGCGGCTTTAGGCTCAGAGTTTGAAGATGGCGACTGGCATGCAATTAGGTAAGTTGTACAACAACATTAAGGAGTGACTCTATGGCTTCAGGCTTTACAGTCGCTACTAATGAACATCTTATCGACACATCAGTTTTATCTAAACAGTTAAAACAAAATTTGTACGATGAGTTGTTCGCCATGAAATGGGTCAAAATCATTGATGTCCCAGGTGGTTCTACCACTGTGAACATCGCCTCGATTGGTGACGCAGAACAGTCTGACTTCGTTGAAGGACAGGCCGTCAAGTATAGTCGGTTCGACACTGGTAACTACCAGTTTATTATCGATCAATATAAGTATTCTGCTAACTCGATCTCGGAGAAGTTCAAGCGTGACAGCTTACATGCTCAGGAAGTAATTTCTTCCTTCGGGCCTAAGCAACACAGGGTCATCATGGAAGGCGTTGAGTCACGAATCTTTAATCGTGCCAACGCTGGCCAAACGGCTAGTAGCTTAAATACTATTAACGAAGCAGACCATCGTTGGGTGGCTTCCGGTACGGCTGAGTCTCTGGCTCTCATTGATTTTGCTAAGGCGCACTTTGCCCTTACCAAAGCCAATGTTCCAATGACTAATCTCGTAGCGGTCGTCGATCCTACGGTGGCTTACACGCTACAAACACAAACTAATATTGTCAACCTACTTTCTCCACAACCAATGTGGGATTCGTTAGTCAGGAATGGCATTTCGACTGGAATGAAGTTCCGGTTCAATCTCTATGGTTTCGACGTTTACGTGTCCAACTATCTCCCTCGGGATATAGCTGAGACAATCAGTGGACGTTCTACGACCGTAGGCGTTGCGAACATATTCTTCTCGGCAACTCCAGGTGACACGATGCCCATGGTGGGAGCGTTCACCCAGATGCCTACAGTCTATTCAGAGTTCAACAAGGACCTCCAGCAAACGGAATACTTGACGATCACTGAGTATGGTTTCAAACTGTATCGTGAAGAAAATATGGTTATCGTCCTCTCGGACGTTAACGTTGTGGCTTAATAAGGAAACATACAAATGGGTACATATTTAAATAATGATGGCCTTTTTAAGAAGTATGGTCCCCAAAAGGCTACTTCTAACAAAGGCGGCGAATACGTCACTACAGGCGATATTCGCGAACTCGCATTCAGAATTGATCTCACCACGTTAACTACGTCGGCGTTACCAACTTCTGATGCGGTCTTCTTCCCCAAGATGAGAGTGCAAGAAGTCGAAGTTGTCACAGTGACAGCAGCTTCTGCAGGAACTGCAATTGATATGGGTCTGATCGCGACCGATCGTACCACGCCAATTGATCTCGATGGTTTCCTGATCTCCTTCAAAGCAGCAGATATGAATACTTCCGGTGAAAGAATTATCTTAACCGCAGGTACATCTCTACCCGCTGGGGTGACTAGTGGTGGCGCACTACTGGGAACAACGACAACGAGTACTGGTTATGTAACATGCAATCGCACTGATGCGACTTCATTTACTGCCGGTGTTCTTGACATTAAACTCAAGTATTACGCAATCTAACTAACAATGTAATGTGAGGGGCGCAAGTCCCTCACATACATTAAAATAAAGGAAACTACAATGGGTGACGCAAGACAAATTGACTTTGGTGGTAATACCTTAGTCGTTGATGGCGTTAGAGTAGGGGCAACTAGCTCCGGACGTACCACGACCTTTGGTATTTACTCCGGGACTGGAGCGCCGTCTCTTGTTGCAGCTCAAGGTTCTATTTACTTAAGGACAGATGGTACTAACAGTTCATCTCGTATGTACGTAAATACAACTGGCGCTGGGACTTGGGCTAACTTTACTACGTCAGCATAAGGACTACAATGACTAAAATAACTCTTCAGGACATCGAGTCTCTGACTAATGAATCATCGGCGATATCTCGTCTCAATGCAAATTATGCAGAGATAGAGACTAAGAGTGACACTTTTGTATCCAGGGACGGTACGACTCCTAACACGATGACTGCCGACCTGGATATGAATTCTAGTAGAATTCTTAATCTCCCATTACCAATAGATCCTACTGAACCAGTTCGTCTCGCAGACATTGAATTAATATCTGGATCAGATCAGTTAGCTGCAATTCAAGCTGCGGTTACTGCTGCACAAACTGCAGAAACTAACGCAGAGTTAGCAGAGACTAATGCAGAGACTGCTGCTGCAGACGCTGCTGCAAAGATACAAGGTACTTCAACTACATCAATAGCAATAGGTACGGGTTCTAAAACATTTACAACTCAAGCAGGCAAGATGTTTTCTGGCGTTTGGGTTCTGATTGCGTCGGCTGCAAATATAGCAAACTATATGCACGGTCAAGTTACTTCGTATTCTGGAACTACTTTGATTGTAAATGTAACTAATATAGGTGGTTCAGGGACATTCACTGATTGGATAATTACCCTGTCGGGTACCAGAGGTGCTGTGGGTGCTGCAGGTGCAGATGGAGCAGACGGTGCAGATGGTGCAGATGGTACTGGAGACGTAACTAGTGCTGCAGGTTCTACTGATAATGCTATTGTCCGTTTCGACGGTACATCTGGTGATTTGGTTCAGACTTCAGCATTAAGTATCGACGATACCACAGGTGCAATATCTGGTTTTGCTTCTAGCTCTTCTCTTAGAGATAATAACAACAATGAATTAATTGTGTTTGGTGTCACTGCGTCAGCAGTTAATGAAATATCAATTACTAATAATGGATCTGCAGGTTCTCCTGTGATCGCCGCACAAGGTGGTGATGCTAACATTAATTTAATTATTCAAGGTAAAGGTACTGCAGGTTCTGTTTTAATTAAAGGTACAGCTACTAACGATACTGTCACCAGTGACTATGTAGGCGAAATTAAATCTTCAATTGTTGAGTTTGGATCTGCTGCAGCTCTTACTAATGATACTCCTTTGACAATTACTTCAATCGCTCTTACGCCAGGAGATTGGGATGTATATGGAGTAATTAGATTTACAGGAAATGCGTCGACTACTGTTAATTATATAGTGGGTTGTATTTCGTCCGTTACTAATTCACTGAGCATGTTCAATGCAATGGCAGCAAATTCTGTAAAATATAATACAGAAACTATCTTTAATCCGTTAACTGGTTCTATTGGTCCAGGCGTTTCTGTAGGTCCAATTCGGGCGAGTCTTACAGGTAATACGACATACTTTTTAGTGGGACAGTGTGGTTTTGGTACCAGTACTGCCTCGATCTTTGGTGGAATATATGCAAGGAGACGACGTTAGTGCGAACAACTTCTGAAGTTTTACAAAATGAAGGTAACCCTGAAGTCCAACAACTATTAGAACGGTGGCAGACCAGGGCCAAGCAAGGTAAGTTAAGTTTAGTTTGTATAGTTGGATGTGAAAGTCCCGTACAAATGGTCGCAGATTATGCCGGTATTATTGGCATGGAATTTGCGGCATATACAGGAATGGATATTCTAAAGAACCGTATTTTAATGAACTTAGAGAATAGACGACAACCTACAGTCGACCCAAAGACTTCGAAGAGCTTAGTGTGTTATAACTTTGCTAAAGCTCCCAGTTCTTTTGATTTCTTGTCTTGGTTGGTTGATGCAGAGATGACGAGAGTCAGAGCTAATGCTCCTTCACCATTACGTGTAGGTTTCTATTGGGGCGCTCAAACCGGTCCTGATGATTGTCTACAAACACATACCCGTAGACAGATGTTTGAGAATGTAATAAAGCCTTCTCTTAAACTTATCGGTGCAATTGAAGATCCTGAAGCTATTGAGGGACACAGCAGTGACTGTTATTCTCTCGCACCTTCAGCGGCACATATTGCTGAAGGTGAGAAACCCGTACAGTTTCAAGCTTCTATGGAAGCTAGGAAGAAGATTGCAGATTACTTAGGCGGTAAAAAACCTGTAGTAATTACTCTTCGAGAAACTACATACTGGCCTCATCGTAATTCTAATATAGATGAATGGACTAAGTTTGCAGAGTACTTAAAACAGAAGGGTGAGGAAGTAATCTTTCTGAGAGATACTAGATATGCAGATGAACCTTTAGGTGAATTTACGACATATCCCGAAGCTTCTAAAGATTTAGATTTACGTACAGCTTTATATGAAGCTTCTAAACTAAATATGTTTGTAGGCAATGGTCCTTGGGTTATAGCTCTATTTGGAAAGAGTCCTTGGATGATGTTCGCTAAACCGGATATAGATGATCCGTGTTTTCCAAATACTCCTGCCGGATTTAAGTATTATGCAGGTCTTACTACTGGTGAACAGTATTCCTGGGCTACTCCTGACCAGAGAATTGTCTGGGAAGCAGATACATATGAAACAATGGTAGAAGCCTGGGAAGCCTGGCAAGGAAACAAATAGATGGCTAAACTAATACTAAGTGATATTCAAAATCTTTCACAGGAAGACAGCGCTGTAATCTCTATAAATACCAATAGTGCTGCTACAGAAGTTGCTTTAGAAAATACTCTTTCTAGAGATGGGACTACTCCTAATAGTATGAATGCAGATCTAGATATGAATTCTAATCGTATCTTAAATCTTCCCCAACCTGTTGATAATACAGAACCTGTGAGGTTGGTAGATATCCAACTTTTTGAAGGTATTAACGATGCTTTCGCTCTTCAAGCTGCAGTAGATTCTGCAGAGAGTTCTGCAAATGATGCTTTAGACTCTGATGAAT